TAATAAATGGGCATTCCTTTTTACTTTGTCAGTCTTATTCGATCTCACCGTGGAATCACAAAACAAGTTACTAGAATAGAAGTTGATGTTGTAGGATTTGATTTTAATTGTTTAATTCACAGGTACTTGAAAGACGAAGATCCAGTGAATTCTGTTATTAAAGCGATCGAGCATATTCTGCTAAATGTTGTAATTGCTAAAAAAGTTATTATTGCTCTTGATGGAATAGTTCCTTACGCAAAAATAGTTCAGCAGAGATATCGCCGCATGCGATCTAAAGAAGAGGGAATTTTTGATCGTAACCAGATTTCCCCTGAAACAATTTTTATGCGAGAACTTGAGAATGCAGTTGCTGCCCGCTTTCCATCGGCGGTTCTAAGCAGGACAAATACTGCGGGCGAAGGAGAACATAAACTAGTTCTGGAACTACAGAAACTTAAGCCAGCCGATCGCAAAAGCATTTGTATTTATGGTCTTGACGCCGACCTTATTCTAATTTGTCTTCAAAACAAAAATTTGTCAGACCCCGGAAAAATGCATCTTCTTCGTGAAAGTTCAGAGTTCAATGATCCTCTAGTAAATACATCCGAATTTGCAACTTTGGATGTTCATGCTTTATCTTCCAAACTTCCAATTCAGATAGATCAGTACGTTGCTCTTTCAATGCTCTGTTTTGGAAATGACTTCATGCCTAATCTAGGTATATTTTCTTTGCGGGAAGATGGGTATGATCGTGCTCTGGATTTTTACACAAAGTCCGGAAAACCCAATTTGCTTTTTCCGGAAGGTCGGCATATTTTTCTGAAGTACTCTGCGTCAAAAGAGCTTTCAGTTCTGAGAACTCGAATCGACAAAAGAAATAGGCCTGAAGAAAAAGCTGTTATTGGAAAATCTGATCTGACTGTTTCGAGAAAGTACAGTTTGCACATTCTCGAAGGAGTTCATGATATGAAAAAACCTGTAGAAGCATTCTGGAAAACATTTCACTGGTCGATGTTTTATTTTAAAAATAGCGCTCCAATAAACTGGCACTGGTACTACCCATACGCAGATGCTCCTCTTATTTCAGATATTGTTTGTTATTCTGAATCTGCAATTGAAAAGGGCCGATTGAATTATACTGTTGCAGATCAATTACATTTTATAATGCCGAGTGCTTCTTTGCGTAGAACTAGACGCAAAGTTAAATATGTTGACGAGATTCATGATGAAACGCGGCATCCTTGGATGAAACGTCATGACTGGGAAATGAAGCCACGAATTTCTTTGCCGTGGAACCCTACTTCCGAACTGACTTCAGTTGTTTTGTTATAAAAGAAATTCTGACATAAGTAGGCATTTTTGTAGAAGATTGAACTTGTTGTCCCGTAAAATAATTCTGACGCATCGGAACTGGAATAATTGGCGTGATGATATCGATTTCTGGAATAACAAAATCGTAAGAACCAGTGTCTCGTACATTCCAATATTCATTATTTATTCTGTAAAGTTCCCTAGCAGATTGTGCTAATATAAATCCTTCTCCCGTTTGTTCTCGAACCCAGTTTCGAATAAGGTAACTTATATATGTGTTTCTATACACAGCTCCACTTGTTACAAGTGTATTTTTTCGTATAGTATCTATGCATTCTGCAACTGTTGCAATGCGTGGTTTATCTATTCGAAGATTTACAGTGTTATGAGCTCTAGCTACAAAAAGAAAAAACTGACTTCTGCTTGCATACCATGCTGGATTTGTTTGTTTGTAAAAATTGAACATTTGCGAAAAATGATGTTTGCAATCTGGACACGATATAGTATCTGCAAAAAGAGACATAAACTTTTTTAATAGTTCCATTTCTTCGTAAGTTGGCTTTTCAGGATAAATCATAGAAATAGAATGAAGAGTCATCCACCCTTGTGGACCCCATATTTTGGTCGCCATTCCCAGTTATTTATGCATCAGAAATGAATCCCGCCAACATTGCTCCTGCAAGCATTTCACGTTTCACACGGGAAGGCGTTGTTGAATTCATCAAAAGATTATGTTTGCTTATCAAAGACGTAACTTGTTTATCGGTCATTTTTGATACACGTTTCTTTACTGTTTTTTGACGACGCTTTTCTCCAAGCGGTGTAAATAGACGTATAGTGTGCTTGCGCATAGACCGTTTTACCGGAGGAGATTTTGCAGGATCGGATACTGCAATTATTTTGGCGGTTTTGCTACGAAGTACACCTCGAGGAAAAGTCTTCATGGTTTTTGCGAGTTTTCCCTTCGGTTTTTCTACTTTGGGGTTAGTAGGTTCTTGATCAAGTTTCACAATTTTAATCTTGTCCATCCTTATTCTTTATAGAAAACGAATAAATGTATTTACGACCAGCTTGCTTCAAAAAAGTACTATGGATTGGAAAGCCGTTTCTTGCTACTTTAAGAAGGACGGTGTTTCAAAATTAGTAGATCACCAAATTGAATCATTTGAGGATTTCATAAATAATAAAATTCCACTGATTGTATGTTCTACAAGTCCAATTGTAGTGTGGCACGAACAGGATGAGACTACTAAAAAATACAAGTATGAATTTCGCTTATCGTTTGAGAATGTAACTTATATGAAGCCTCGAATTCAAGAAGCCACTGGGCGTATTAAGCCTATGTTTCCACAAGATGCGCGGACTCGAAACTTTACGTATGCTGCTCAGATGTTTTCGGACATTCGCTTTATTGCCCGGACTTATAAAGGTCCCACGCTTTCAGAGTTTGATGAGGAAGTTAAAGTATTTGAGGGAGTATCGATCGGAAAAATTCCAGTTATGCTTGGATCTTCTCTGTGCATAATGAAAGACTTTCCTCTTTCGAAAGAAGAGATTGGCGAGTGTCCTCACGATCCCTTCGGATACTTCATCGTTCACGGAAGCGAGCGAACTATTCTGAGCCAAGAAAAAGTAGCAGATAATCAGATTATGGTTTTCCATACTAAAAAGATGACTAAGTACGCTTACTCTGCAGAAATCAAGTCTTTGCACGAATCTTTTACAACTCCTCCCAAGAAACTAGAAGTTCGCATAATGACAAAATTCAACGGATTTGGCCATCCGCTTACTGTTTGCATTCCTCGATTCATCGAAGATATTCCTCTCATGGTAATTTTCCGAGCAATTGGGATCGAAACAGATTTGGAAATTGCTCGTCTTATTTGGGGGTCTGAACATCATCCTAATGTAGAAAGATTAGCAGCATCATTCAAAGAGTGTGCTGACGCAAAAGTATATTCTCGAGAAGACGCAATTACTTTTCTCACACACAAGTTTCAGTACGGTACTACTCTAGAAGATAAGTCAGCCTACGCTCGAATTCTTCTTGAAACAGAGTTTCTTCCTCACGTAAAGTTTGGAGGAGAAGTAGTTAACCAAAAAATTCTAGAATCCAGAAAAATTCTTGTTTTGTGCTCCGTCATCCGTCGCCTGGTTCTTACCCAACTCGGAGTTCTTGAAATAGACGATCGCGATTCTTACCCCAACAAACGAGTAGTTAGTACAGGAGCTCTTTTGACACACCTCTTCCGCCAGCTTTTCCAGAAAGTTAACAAGGATATTCGAAGCAAGTTCGTTCATGAAGTCAATAATGATACATGGAAAAAGAAGAGCCCTCCTCGTCCCCTAGAAGTTTTGAATGTTAATAATCTTTACAAGATTCTCAAAGTTTCTACCATCGAAGGCAAGCTCAAACAGGCTCTTGCTACCGGTAACTTTGCAGTACAGGGACTAGGAACAGTTTCATCAGTAAGCAATGCTACTAAAGTCGGAGTTTCACAAGTCTTGAACCGACTATCGTATTCTGCAACAATTAGTCACTTGCGCCGAATTCAAACACCCGTTGAAAAGTCAGGTAAGCTTCTAGCTCCCCGAAAACTTCATGGAACTTCTTGGGGATTTATGTGTCCTGTCGAAACCCCAGAAGGCCATTCAGTCGGTATTGTTAAATCTTTATCGATGCTATCGGCAGTATCACAACACATTCCCTCTATAACTGTAATTTCATTACTAAAAAATCTTCCAGATATTAGTTGGATATCTGGACATCAGTACCATTCCGAAACATCTATTGTAGTCAATGGAGTCACTGTTGGGTTCACAAAGAATCCTCCGAATGTATTTTCCAGCTTGAAAAATGCTAAGTATTCAATGCGATTGCATCCGTATACCGGAATTTCGTGGGATGTTCAGTCAATGTGTATTAATATTGATACAGATGGTGGTCGGCCTGTTAGACCAGTCTTTCGAGTAGTTGATGGAAAGATCCCCCACCCTCCTGCCGTAGATGAATGGACTGAGTGGCTGCGAACTTGCATCGAGTACATTGATCCAGATGAAAGCGAGCACGTTCTCATTGCAATGTTCCCTTCAGATATTACACCAAGACACACACACTGCGAAATTCACCCTACACTGATTTTGGGACATATGGCCTCAAGCATTCCCTTTTCCGATCACAATCAGTCTCCCCGAAACACTTACCAGTCTGCGATGGGAAAACAAGCTATGGGAATTTATGCCCGGAATTATGCCCAGAGACTCGATAAAAATGGCTATATTCTATGCACACCAATGCGTCCTCTTGTTGAAACTCGCATGATGAATATTTTGAACACGCATCAAATGCCTTCCGGAGATAATGTTATTGTTGCAATTGGAATTTATTCAGGATATAACCAAGAAGATTCAGTAATTATAAATCGGGCTGCAATTGACCGAGGACTGTTCCGAACTCTGTATTACACCATTTACAAGGACGAAGAGCATCGAAATGTGTGTTCAGGAAAAGAGGAGAAATTTGTAAAACCCAAGCGCGAAAACACACGAGGGTTTAAAAACAATGCTTATAACTCTATTAGTGCATCCGGCGCTCCTATCATGAACTCGTTCATTAAAGAAAATGAAGCAGTTATTGGAAAAGTCACAAGCCTCAAACAAGATTCAAGCGGGTGCCCCTTCCGCGATTCTTCCACAGTTCATCGTAACAGCGAAGTGTGTCGTGTGGATGGAGTATGGAACGATAAGAACTCTGACGGCTACCCATTCATTAAAGTTCGAGTTGTTTCTGAACGCATACCAGAAATTGGCGATAAAGTTTCTTCCAGACACGGACAAAAAGGTACTTGCGGAATCATTTTGAATGAAGAAGATATGCCTTATACTGCGTCAGGCCTTCGACCAGATATTATCATGAACCCCCATGCTGTTCCTTCTCGAATGACTATTGCCCAACTTATGGAAACCTTGATGGGTAAAGTTTGTGTGATGAAGGGAACGTTTGGAGACGGAACTCCTTATTCACATCTCAGCATGAAAAGTCTGAGCGATCAAATGACAGAGCTAGGAATGCATCCTCACGGCAACGAAATCATGTATAACGGCCAAACTGGAGAAATGATGGATGCTGAAATATTTATGGGCCCTGCCTTCTATCAGCGTCTCAAGCACATGGTTATTGATAAGAAGCATTACCGTTCTCGCGGTCCTATTGTAAGTCTCACTCGCCAACCTTGCGAGGGGCGAAGCAGAGATGGTGGTCTGCGAGTGGGAGAGATGGAGCGCGACTGCATGATTTCTCATGGAGTTTCCATGTTTACAAAGGAACGATTAATGGATGTATCTGATCCTTTCACTACCGGTATCTGTAAAGGGTGTGGAACTATCGCCGTAGTAAATCCTCGCGAAAATATCTATTCTTGCGGAAACTGTGGAATCAATACCGAGTTTGAACTTAAGACTATTCCGTATGCAGTAAAGTTATGGTCTCAGGAGCTCGAGGCAATGCATATCATTCCTCGTATGGTATTTGAGGAGTAATTTATGCATGTAATGACAATGGAGTACTACAAGTATTTAATGGAATTTATGGGTGTTGTTGTGCTAACATACACGCTTTTGTTAACTGATGCAAATCCAGTAATTATGGGACTTTGTTATTTTGCAGTCTATACTCTTGCAAAACAAACTTCTGGACATTTTACTCCGATAGGAGCGCTCGCACACTATATGGCCGGACGTGGGAATCTTAAAGATCTTCTCATAAACATAAGCGTCCAGCTTTTTGCACTCAATTGTGCAGTTATTTTCTTCAAACCTCTAAAGACTTTAATGCAAGAGTTCTCTTAATTGTAATAAAATGAGCCTGTTTCTATACGTAATTGACGAGAACCTTAACCATATGTTTGCATCGCATATTCAAGCACGTCGCCAAACTGATTCAGGTCTTGACCTGCTGTGTCCTGCAATGACTCTTGATTTTTCCCAGTCCAAACTTGCAGCTGAGATTCGTACAGGAGTTGTGGCTGCCGCAGTTGACGCCCAAGGCAATCCAGTCCCCTACCTTTTGCTTGCTCGTTCTTCTACGAGCCTGACTCCTCTACGGATGTCGAACCAAATTGGTCTTGCGGATGCAGGGTACCGCGGCGAACTTATTGCACGTGTTGATTGCGTCGATCCTTCTGTGAACTCGTTTGAAATCTCTGCAGGTCGTCGTCTTTTTCAAATTGTACAGCATAATTGGCTGCCTTTCAACAATGTTATTCTGGTAAATACTTTATCTCAACTTCCTTCTGCAAATGATAATCGTGGTGGAGGTGGATTTGGGTCTTCGGGAAATTAATTAGTTTAAACACCAAATTTTGAATTATAGCAAATGACTACAATTCCCAATATTATACATTTTTGTTTCGGATTGCGTGAACAGACTGAACCATTTTTACTTGTTTACTATCTTGCAGTGATGTCCGCCAAGATAGTAAACAATCCAGATAAAATCTATATGTATTATCATTATGAACCGTTTGGTCCTCTATGGGAACTTTTGAAACAACACATTATTCTTGAAAAAGTTGAATTACCTACTATGATTCGTGATAAACCAATCACACACGCCGCTCATAAGTCAGATTTTGTACGTATGGAAAAACTAATAGAACGCGGTGGTGTATATTTTGATATCGATACAATTTCATATCGGCCATATAAAGATCTCTTGAATAACGAATGCGTTCTTGGATGGGAAGTATTTCCAACTCATATTTGCAACGCAATTATCATGTCAAAGCCCAATTCAGAATTTATGACTATATGGGATTCTGAATATTACAATTATTTTAAAAGTGATGGGTGGGGAGAAGCATCAGTGCAACTCCCTGCTATTTTATATCATAATCACGCATCAAAAGTTAAAGTTCTTGAAGATGATTATTTCTTTCGACCATCACATTATGAAATGGAAAAACTGTTTATTCGAACAGACGTACCTATCCCCGAAAATGCAATAACTTTACATCTCTGGGAATCGATGCGAATGGATATTATTAAAAGTATAGATCTTCAGTGGCTATTTGATAACAAAGATACTCTGTATTCAAAATTTGTTTTTGCAAATAGAGAATTATTAAATTGTATTCCTGATTTTGAAAGAGTTCAATTTTTGGAGAACAAGAAGATATTTGAAAATATTTATAATAACGGTATTTGGAACGATAATAATCCAGCAGTACCATTTTCAGGACCAGGTTCATTGATACAAAGCACCGCAGAGTTTTCAAAAGTTTTGAATGAGTTTATTTATAAAAATGGCTGTACTTCAGTTTTAGATTTAGGATGCGGAGATCTGACTTGGATACCCGAAACGCCATTTTTTAAAGATGACAATATTAAATATACTGGAGTTGATGTTGTCAAAAGCTTAATTACATCTCACTCAAATAAATACCCTACAAAAACTTTCTTAAATAAAGATATAACATTGTATAAAGATATGGAATTTGCTTCAATAATAATTATAAAAGATGTTATTTTTCATCTTAAAAATTATGAAATACTTTCTATTTTTGAAAACATAAAGAATAAATTTAAGTATCTAGTTATAACTAATTGTAAAAATGAAGTAAATAGTGATAATTTTAATTTTTATCAGTTTTCTTACAAAAATTTGCATATACAACCTTTTAATAAATCTCACAAATTTCAAGTAAAGGTAGGAGATCATCCCACTAGTCAATCAGAATATATATACGCACATGATGACTTTTACGAGTAATAAATAAACAATAACCGCGGCGGAGGCAGATTTGGGTGTTCGGGAAACTAATTCCGGAAGTATATAAATGTCAGAGACATTTGCGCAAAGAATTGCCAGAATAAAGGAAGCGAGAGAAGCTGCTGAAAGGGCTAGATTAAGTGCAGCTCTTCCTCCTCCTGGATCAATGTCGATATTTCCAACAGTTCCAACAACGCCACCTGAAACAGTAGATGTGCCTAAAGATTATCCAAGTGAACTTCCAAGAGTAGGGTCTTTTTTTATGAGTGAAGTAAACAGCGTTATCGCAAGATTTCAGCGTGCAAATAAACCCAACCAAGCTTTCATTTTTTTTAAAGGCTTCTGTATGGAAGCTTATAAAAATGCGGGAATGGGGGAAGAGTTTAGTCAAAGTAAAGTTTATTGGTTTTCCGGTGAGCTAAAAAAGTGGCAAACATACATGACAGGAATTCCAGTACTTATGAAACAAAAAATAGATGAAGATCCTGCTAACACATATCATTGGATAAAGTCTTCGATGGAAATATTTGAAGATAAAGTAATTAATTCAATAAAGACAAAATTTAAGGATAAATCTTTTCCAAGTAGATTCTTTACTGATTTATTGAGATCTTACCAACTCGTCAATGGAAAACTGCTTATGGTTGGTGTTGGCAGAAAACGTCGCAAAACTCGCAAAGTCCGGAAAACGAAGACACGTCAAAGTAAATTGCGGATTAAGAAGAGGCTTACAATGTCGTGACCGATAGTTACCCAGTAGGCATTATATGCAGTAAGTCCCGCTGCAAAAATTGCGCTTACAAAGATGACAATTGATCGCAAAAATGTGTTGATCAAAAGATTTGAGGTTGGGAATTTTAGAACATCCATTTAATAATGGATAAAAAGATAATTCAGTTCGTATTCACTGTTCTGAATCAAGTGAAACTGTATCACTGGGCGACTAGAGGATACGCTATTCATAAAGCTCTTGATGAGCTTCATGAGAAATTAAGTGATAATTTCGACAAACTTGTTGAAGTATACTTGGGATCAAACAGTAGTATTGGTAAATTCAGTGTTTCTACAACTAGCGATACCGATACGAGAGAAATAACTTCATTTTTAAAAGAAGTGCGAGGGGGGCTTCAAAAAATGAGACAGCTGGTCAAACTCAGCGAAATCCAGAATATTATCGATGAAATGACCGGAGATATTGACCAGATTCTCTATTTGCTTCGATTGTCCTAGAAAGTTTAAAATTTTGGTAAGATCTGTCTAAATTTTTATCAGAAAAATAAATTATCTCCCAATTCTTTTCCTTTACAACGAAAAGCTCCTTCAGAAGTATACACACGAATACAATTTGTAAGAGGGGTTTTGCTACAAAAATAGATATTTGGAAATTCAGCAGAATCATATTTATAAAAATTATAATCATATGAACGAAGCATACATATTTCGTTCGCGGTTATTCGGTAGTTATGTTTAGAATCTATCAGATCATTTGGTGTTGTTACAATTCTTATAATACTATTATTTATAAATTTACTCGCTATACATTCAATAAGAAACATATTCTTCTCCATAGTCCATAGTTCAGGTTTTATTGCAAACGTCTTAAAATAATCAGATAAAATTCCATAGGGTAATAAATACTTAGTTGTCCCAATCACAATCTGATCATGTCCTTTTTTAGGAAGTAATGGAACACTCAAGCGTGCGGCATATTCTATAGTGGATCTCGCATCAGCGGAATGAAAAAGAGAATCGATGCCTTTACAGAATTCTTCTGTTGGATTATTTCGTTTTGATGAGCATCCAAGGAAATCAAAATTAGTTGTTGGAGCTAAGATACTTGATGGTACAATTTCTTCAGCAAATTTGTGTTCAAGAAGTTCTATTGAAGAGTCTTCATTAGAAAACCAAATAATTTTAGGAATAGATTTTAATCGCCGATACTGTTCTTTATGCAATTCTACATTTTTTTTAATGACATCTTTTGTTAATTCAGAGAGCCGAACTGAGTCCTTGTGAATCAAATTGTCATTTAAACTGTCATCTTTCAATTCTGCTTCGGTGAATTCTTTTACAATAAGTGAGTAAACTTCAGGATTGTTATTAATAGCTGGGGAATCAAATTCAATTTTATTTGTTTTAAGTAATTCAGATAGTTCTAGTATTGCACGAGTAATCACTTTGTCAGTAATACGTTTTGTAATATTAGAAACAATGTTTTCTTCATTCATTGCGTGAATTCCAAACACAGTGATGTTTGGAAAAACGCGTAAAATCACTTCCAATAAACTTTTAGAGGCTCCTTCAAATACAATGGGATCCCCATTTTCTTTGATTGATTTGAATGCTGTAATCATGTCCATTAAATAGTCAAGAATATGAAACATGGTGTTTGGATTGTATATACCGTACAAATGAGAACCTCGTGTAGTTGACATATCTGTCCGCCCAGTTCCAACACTTATAAGGTCATATACTTGCATTGTATCCATATTTATAACTTGAACCTGATACTTCTCTTTTAGCATATTGATAAATTTAGTTTTTCCTACACCAGTGGGTCCACAAATTGCAAAACATTTTGTATTCAAAAGTTCATCAGTCGCACCAAAACGCAGCATAATCTCTCGCAATGTTACATTCACACCTGGCTCATCATGTATATCGATTTGAACATTTTTCGCACGATTATCTGACCATAATAACTCTTTAACTGATTCAGAAAATTCCTTGGGGACAGATATACTCACATTTCTTAATCCTCCTTTTTGTTTTCGTCTTGTCTTGTTTTTAAATTGACGTTTTGTTCGTGAACGTCTCATGATATTACTAATATTTCATATATAAATATTCTTTACTTATAATATTATCAATATCAGAAGTCTTCATTTGAATTATCCTTAAGTCTAAAGAAGTATGTCGACCTCGGAAATTTTTGCTCTAAGAAATTTTCTCTTACTATATCATAAACACAAATGGGTGGCGGTCTTATGCAACTTGTATCGTATGGTGCGCAAGACATCTACATTTCGGGTAACCCCCAGATCACTTTCTGGAAGATCCTTTACAAGCGCCACACGAACTTCGCTGTCGAGGCCATTGAGGTGACGTTTAACGGCCAGGCTGACTTTAACAAGCGTGTAACGGCTGTAATCAATCGTAACGCCGATCTTATGTACAAGACGTATATTCAGGTTGTACTTCCCGAGGTGTCTCTTAACACTCAAGCCAAAGGTTTCCGGTGGCTCAGCTACATCGGTCACCGCCTCATCAAGCAGGTCGAACTTGAGATCGGCGGCCAGCGCATTGACCGCCAGTATGGTGACTGGATGCAGATCTGGACGCAGCTCTCGACGGATGCAGGTAACGTAAAAGTGCTTGACTCGATCATTGGTAATACGCACGACCTAGTGCTCATGAAGCGCGGTACGGGTCTTGACCTTGATGCGACGTGCTCGTCTACGGAGACGACGATCTCTTGCGTTCCTCGCAAGGGTACGCCCGCGAAGACGCTGTACATTCCTCTCCAGTTCTGGTTCTGCCGCAATCCTGGTGTCTCCATCCCTCTTATTGCGCTCCAGTACCACGAGGTCCGCATCAACGTCGATTTCGAGACGTGGCAAAACTGTCAGTACTACGAGTCGGCGGTCGGCAAGCCAGATGTTCTCCCAGCCGCTTCTCTTGCGGCCGCGTCGATCTATGTTGACTATGTCTACCTGGACACGGAGGAGCGCCGCCGGTTCGCCCAGCAGAGCCACGAGTACCTCATTGAGCAGGTGCAGTACACGGGTGCAGAGTCGATCACGAGCTCGTCCAACAAGATCCAGCTCAATTTTAACCACCCTGTAAAGGAGCTTCTCTGGGTCGTCCAGCGCGACTCGTTCGTTGACTGCTCGA